CATGCAGACAGTCGCAACTGTGACAAAGTCATAGTCAACGAAAGTGCTGGTAAAGAACCAGAGCAGTATATTTTCCGCAATCTCAACGTCAACTTGATGAGCCTGAATGTAACGCAGATTCAGCCCGGCGCCAATGGAGCCAGTCCCTACAGTCAAGCACCCAGCGTGTTAGGCGCCACTACTCCACGCAATAGTCAAAACGGCTTTGGAGGCGGTGGCGGTCAAGGCGGTAGATTTGACAAGAGCCAACAGCAAACCGCAGTCAGCGCAGAACACGTGGTTCACATCAGTCTCAGCGAAGGCTTGGATGCCAACTGGCCATTTGGCTTTAGTATTTTAGAAAACGTATTCAAGACATTCAAACAAAAAGAACTCATCGAAGACGCCATCATTATCTATCGTGTGCAACGTGCGCCTGAACGTAGAGTGTTCTATGTTGACGTGGGCAACTTGCCCAGCCACTTGGCCATGCAGTATGTTGAACGTGTGAAAAATGAAATTCATCAACGTCGTATTCCCAGCATGACTGGCGGCAGTCAAAACATCATGGATGCCACCTACAACCCCTTGAGCATCAACGAAGACTACTTCTTCCCACAGACTTCTGAGGGCCGTGGCAGTAAAGTTGACACATTGCCTGGCGGCGAAAACCTTGGACAAATTGATGACTTAAAGTTCTTTACCAACAAGTTATTCCGAGCCTTGCGTATCCCCAGCAGTTACCTGCCCACTGGTGCAGACGACTCAGCGGCCAGCTACAACGACGGCAGAGTTGGCACCAGTTTAATTCAAGAACTGCGGTTCAACAAGTACTGCGAGCGTTTACAAAACCTAGTAATTCCCAGCTTAGACCTAGACTTTAAAGTATTCTTAAAGAAGCGTGGTGTCAACATCGACACCTCATTGTTTGAATTAAAGTTCACTTCTCCGCAGAACTTCAGCGCATTCAAGACTGTGGATGTGGACAGCAACCGAATTAACAACTTTGGCAGCATGACAGCATATCCGTTTATCAGCAAGCGTTGGGCCATGGAACGTTATCTAGGCTTGAGCCAAGAAGAGATCATTGCCAATGAAGCCGCTTGGAAACGTGAGAACAAGAGCATGTTGCCCGGCGACACAGAGGATGCAAATCTACGAGCTGTGGGAGTGACTCCAGGTACAATTGGTTCAGACACTGACCTTGCAGCCAGCCTGGACACAGAAGGAGCACCAGGGGCGGAGCCGGGAGCAGAACCAGGCATGCCAGCAACCAATGCACCGGCTGCACCAAATCCGACAACTCCGGCTTAAATAGCATATAGGATAAACGACTATGAAATTGTACGACCTTTTTGAATCAGCTGAAAATACCATCAACCCACACCAGGACGATGGTAGGTATGACGCCGCGGAAGATCAACAGGTGCGTAAATTTAAAGACACACGTAAAAGCAGACTTACGTTAGAAGGCATCAATAAACTACGACGGATCCATGAAGTGCGACAAGTGGAACTTAAAAAACAAAATGATTTTTTAAGTACCATATATGCTGCCGCCCCAGCCGAACCTGGCATGTAACTTATCCGCTAGTTTAACTTCCGGGCCTTTTAGACTAAAAGGCCTATTTTCATGCCTGTTTGATACTAAATATCTAATCTACTAATAACTAAAAATGTAGGTCCACCTAGCCCTTAAAGGAGTTTTATAAAATGACTGAGAAATTTGAACAATTACTGGAGTTCGTAGTAAACGACGAAATGGAAAAAGCTGAAGAGCTATTCCATGCCATTGTCGTTGAAAAGAGCCGCCAGATTTATGAAGGATTAATTTCTTCAGAAGCAGAAGAAGTTGGCGGCGATGACGTTGACCATTTAATCGATGCTATCTCTGATGATGAAAACAATATTGCCGAGGAAGGCGATGATGAAGAAGCTGAGGAAATCCCAGCTCACGGCGCAGAAGATGACATGTCAATGCCAATGTCTGCCCAACCAGAAGAAGGCGACGCAGACAACGCAGACGTTGAAGCTCGCCTAGATGATATCACTGATGCACTTGCACAATTGAAAGCGATGTTTGCTGACAAATTGGCCGGTGAAGACGGTGACGAACACCACGCAGAACCCGATGGCGACGAAATAGGACCCATGGATGCTGAACTAGCAGGCATGGACTCAGAAGAGCCAAAAGAAGAAAGCGTACTAGAATACAAAGAACCTGCACCAAAGCCTGTCCTATCAGACAGTCCTGGCAATTCTAAATTACCGGTTGCTAAGAAAAACGACATGGGCGGTACTGTAAAAAATACCGCACAAGGTAGCAGTGAAGAAAAAGGCCGCTCAGCACCAAAAGTAGGCAGCTTAACATCAGCTAACACTGAGTATAAGTTATCTAAAGTTAGTGCTCCTAGTAACAAGGCCTAATAAATCATGGCAGCGATACTCCGCGAACACTTAACCTTTAATCAGGCAGGGATTACCATGGAGAGCATAGATGCTCCCGATGGTAAGACTAAAACCCTGTACCTTAAAGGTATCTGCATTCAGGGAAACAAAAAGAATCTCAATGAGAGAATCTACCCTGCTGTGGAGATTCAGCGGGCAGTTGAAGCTATTCGTACCCAAATTAAAAGCGGATTCTCGGTTCTAGGTGAACTAGACCATCCGCCGGATCTCAAGATTAATCTTGAGCGTGTTACCCACACTGTGGATGACATGTGGATGGATGGTGATGACGGGCACGGAAAGCTAAAAATACTTCCCACCCCAATGGGTAACATTGTTCGAACTATGTTTGAAAACAATGTACACTTGGGTGTCAGTAGTAGAGGAGCTGGAGAGGTAGATGATTCTACCGGTAAAGTTTCAGGATTTGAAATTTTAACAGTAGATATAGTTGCTCAACCAAGCGCACCTAATGCATATCCCACTGCAATTTATGAAGGACTCATGAACATGCGGAATGGACATTCAGTATTAGAAGTAGCGGCTGAAGCAACGTTTAACCCAAAGATTCAAAGATATTTGAATCAAGAGATTACACGTTTAATACGTGATCTCAAGCTATAAGGAAACATGCGATGTTAGATGCAATCAAACAACTAGTAGATAGCACCATGCTTTCAGAAGATACTCGGACCGCAATTAGTGAAGCCTGGGAATCAAAAGTACGTGAAATACGTGAATCAGTAGAAGCAGAAATGCGTTCAGAATTTGCCCAGCGTTATGAGCATGACAAGAGTGATCTTGTTACTGCACTTAACACCATGGTAACTGAAAGTCTTGAAAAAGAACTTACTACTGTCAACGAAGAACGTGCCGCTTTGGTTTCCGAACGTCATGCAGTCAAGGCGTCTTTAAAGGAGCATGCAAAGAAGTTAGAGAATTTCACTCTCGAACGTCTCGCTAACGAAGTTAAGGAATTTAAAACAGACCGTGATGCTTATCGCAACGACATGGTTAAACTTGAGAGCTTTATTGTTAAGGCTCTTACTCGTGAATTAGGCGAGTTTGCCACAGACAAACGTGAAGTTGTCGAAGCAAAAGTTAAACTTGTTGCAGAAGCTAAAGGCCAAATTGCACAGTTAAAACAGGAGTTCATTAAAAAGGCTGCTGGATCTGTGGAATATGTGGTCACGGAAAGTCTTAAAAAGGAATTGAGTCAGCTAAAAGAAGATGTAGAAGCTGCTCGTCAAGCCACATTTGGCACACGTCTTTTCGAAGCGTTTGCTCGTGAGTTTGCCGGGAGTCACTACAGTGAGACTTCAGAAATTAAACGTCTGAAGGGTCAATTAGCTGAATCAGTAGGCGCTCTACGATCTGCAAAGCGAGTACTAGAATCAAAAGATGCAACCATTGCCACTAAGGTAAGGGAAGTAAAAGTGATTACAGAATCAGCTGAGCGTTCAAAGATCATGGGAGAGCTACTAGGCTCACTTGGAAAAAAGCCAAGAGCTATAATGGAAGATCTTTTAAACAACACACCAAACGTGAAGTTAAAAGAATCTTTTAATAAGTATTTGCCTGCCGTTTTGAACAATGACAACTCTGTCAAACAGAGAGAAACATTAGTTGAAACAAGACAGGAAATGACTGGCAATAAGCCAGTGAAAGAGGACCAGACAGCGGAAATTATTGATATACGCAAGCTGGCAGGACTAAAGTAAAAGGAAACTAAAAATGTCAACACTTCTTGAAAATCGCTGGAGCGAAACCAAAGAGGCACTGCTTGAAGGACTAACCGGCACCAAGCGTAACAACATGGGCGTGATTATGGAAAATACTCGTAAGTATTTGGCAGAATCCGCTTCAGCAGGTGCTACCTCCGCAGGCAATATCGCCACTTTAAACCGTGTGATTCTACCAGTCATCCGTCGTGTTATGCCCACTGTTATTGCTAACGAAATCGTTGGTGTACAGCCCATGACCGGCCCAGTTGGCCAGATTCACACTCTACGTGTTCGTTATGCGAACACATCAACAGGCGTAGGTAGCCCCGACTCCAGCACATCCGCTGGCGAAGAAGCCCTAAGCCCGTTCAAAATCAGCATGTCTTACTCAGGTACAGCACCTGGCCAAAGCGCATCTGACTACAAAGCCGGCACAACTGCTTCATTAGAAGGCAGTGGCGGTAATAAGATTAGCGTACAGATTCTAAAGCAATCCGTAGAAGCTAAGACACGTAAGCTATCAGCTCGTTGGACTTTCGAAGCTGCTCAAGACGCACAATCACAGCACGGTATTGATATCGAAGCTGAGATCATGGCTGCTTTGGCACAAGAAATTACAGCGGAAATCGATCAGGAAGTATTAGGTTCACTACGTAGCCTAGCACCAACTGAAGAAACATATGATCAAGCTAACGTTTCTGGCACAGCTACATTCGTTGGTGACGAGCACGCCGCATTGGCAGTTCTAATCAACCGTACAGCAAACAAAATTGCTAGCCGTACACGTCGTGGCGCAGGTAACTGGGCAGTTGTAAGTCCAACAGCTCTAACAATCCTACAAAGCGCAACAACTTCTGCTTTTGCTCGCACTACAGAAGGCACGTTCGAAGCTCCTACAAACACTAAGTTTGTTGGTACATTGAACAACAGCATGAAGGTTTATGTGGATGCTTATGCAGGTGATGCACAGGCAGTTCTAGTTGGTTACAAAGGTTCAACAGAGACAGATGCAGCGGCATTCTATTGCCCATACATTCCTTTGATGAGCTCAGGTGTGATCCTAGATCCAAATACATTCGAGCCAACAGTTGGTTTCATGACACGTTATGGTTATGTTGAGTTAACAAACACAGCATCATCACTCGGTAATGCCGCTGACTACTTGGGCGAAGTTGCTATCACTAGCGGTTCACTAAGCTTCAGCTAATCTCTAATAAGATTAGAAGCGACCTACGGAAAAGCCCGGTTTTATACCGGGCTTTTCTTTTTTAATAAATACAAAGTAGGGAATACAATGAGCCAAAAATCTAGACATAGCGGAGATGTAGAAATTGTATCGTTGGGCACAGGCGCCAACGATGGTGCTGCCAACGGCACAATCACCCTACGACCCAATGTAGTAGTAACTGGTAACCTGACAGTTCAAGGTACAACCAGCTCAATCAATACCACAGACACCACGATCAAAGATCGAATCATCACACTCAACAGTGGTGAAACGGGTGCAGGTATTACATTAAACACATCGGGTATTGAAATTGATAGAGGAACTAGCCCTAAGGTTGCCTTTCAATACAACGAATCAAAACAAGCATTTGAATTTGTAACTGCATCCGCCACTGGCGTTGATTTAGTTATGAATGCTAAAACAGTTACAGGTTTAGCTGAGCCAATTGCGGCCAGCGATGCAGCCACAAAGGCCTATGTTGATGGAGTCACAGCTGGAGTTTCCACATCCGGAATAAGCGAAGATGACACCAGTGTTATAGTTCATGACTCGGGCAGTAATGGCGTAGTAGATGTCACAGTCGATGGAAGTCCATCGGCACAATTTAATAGTGCAGGTTTAAAGTTAATCGATTCCACTACAATATCTACTAATACTTCTAAGAATTTAACGTTAGCTCCTGCTACTAAAATTTTGGAAGTCAGTGCCAGTACATTGTTTAAGTATCAATCACCTGCACCAGGTAGTGATGCTGGTGGCGTTTTAATTTATTCTACTAATTCAGGAACTGGTACGAAATTAAATTATAAACATTCAGCAAGCACCGGGGAACTTGTCAGCAAGTCCCAAGCAATAATTTATGGATTAATATTTTAATGGCAATCGCACAAACAACATTGACAACTTCAATAGCCAGCATTTATACCAGTACTGGTGTAAGTGCAGTTACCACCATGTTCTTTCTAAATAACAGCGGCGCAACAGTGACATTCTCAGTGTTGTTAAAAGCAGGAGCAGGCACAGGCACCCTGGCAGCCAATGGAATTCTTAAAGAAATTTCTTTAATTGCCGGAGATACTTACATTTTCAATTCAGAAAAAATAATATTAGACACTGGCGATCAGATTCAAGCAGTGGCCAGTGCCGGCAGTGCCGTTGTTACAACTATCAGCTATGTGGGCTTATAATGGCATATTTTGTAAAATTAAAACAATTTTTAACCACACCAGTTAAAGTTGGATCACTCACTCAGCTCGAGTATGGGTCTCCGCAGGCATCAGGAACTGCCGCCACTACTTCGATTAACTTACCAGCGGGCACCACAGCAGAGCGCCCAGTGGCGCCAAGTCTTGTGTTGGGCGCACTACGCTACAATACTTCTATTAGTTCTTTAGAATATTATGACGGTTCAGCCTGGCAAGCATTAAAATATGTGCCATCAACAACTCCGCCAGAAGGCAATGTTAAAGCAGTTATTACCAAGGATACTTTTACTACTACCTCAGGCGGTACAGTATATGGTCCATTGACTATAACGCCAACTAGCATTAATGGATTGCTGGTATACATGGACAACGTTATCCAAGAACCTACACAAAACTTTACGTTGTCCAACAGCTCCGGCACATTGACCGGTACACTCAACTATATTAAATTCGACTCACCTGGCACGCTCAACGGCAAGCGTTTAGTGGTCATGCATGGCTTCGACTTGTTAATATAATTCATCATTGCTTACTATAAATATAAGCTACAGTCCGAAAGGACTGAATATAACTTTGGTGAATAAAATATGGCTATAGGGCGAGTTAGTGGTTTAATGCTCAAGTCGAACCTGGAACGCCAGGGCATCGACTTATCATTTGAAACTGATCTATTATATCTTGATGTAACTAATAATCGAATTGGCGTTCGAAATAACGCCCCCACCAAAACTCTGGATATCACCGGCGATGCAGCCATCAGCGGCACAGTCACAGTCACCACAGAAATCAGGTCAGGCAATTTAAGCCTGAGCTCCAACACACTCAGCAGTACAAATGTAAACGGTAACATTCTTGTTCGCCCCGACGGCACCGGCAAAGTAATAATCGGTACCGCAACAGATGCCGGCAATTACATGTTGCAGGTAGAAGGTAACATTCGTGCCACAGGTAACATTGTTGCCAACGGAAACATCATACTTGGTGATTCCAACACAGACAGCATCACAGTCAATGCAGACTTTGCCACAGGTCTAACGCCAGACTTAGATGATACGTATTCTCTAGGTTCATCCACTAAAAGATGGCAAGGCGTGTTTTCCACAATCTATGGCGGCTCAAATCAGAACATTGTTCTAAGTCCTTCGGGCACAGGTAAAGTATCCATCGCAGATAATACCAAACTGTCAATTGGTGGCGGCACCAGTGGCTATGTGTTGACCACTGACGGCAATGGCGTACTGACTTGGTCCAGCGTGTCGTCCCTATCAGCCGCAGTGGTTGGCAACACCGTGACACTGGGTGCGCCAACAGACGCTAGTTTAACTAGTCCCGGTGCAACCAATGCCTGGACCACTGCAACAACAGTGACAGATGCCATTGACGACTTAAATGAAATGATGTTGAACGTTGCCAAAGGCACGTTTGTTGGCAATGTCGACTTTACTGCTACGACTCTAGCAGGGCCCAGCCCTGTGACCACTACATTTACTGCAACCTACAGCGGCACACCCACTACCTATCTATGGAATTTTGGTGACGGCACAACTGCATCAACTGGGCCCACAGTCACTAAGACATATACACAGTCAGCTGGCGGACAATATACAGTATCAGTGACAGTCAGTAATAGTGGCGGGTCCGGCACTGGTAGTACTGGTACTAAGTCTAGAACTAATTATATTACACTGTACACACCAAACCCCACAGCAAGTTTTACTTTAAACAAGACAGCAGTGGACACCGGTGGTGCAGTGTTGTTGACCAACACCAGTACCAATGCTGACAGTTATGTAATTTACTGGGGCGACGGATCAACTGACACAGTTTCATCTAACAGTGTGGCAGGCGGAGTGGGTGGCGGCACAATTAGTCACACCTATGCGGTGACAGGCACGGCTGACACTAGGTATCAGCCCTATATTATTGCCACTAGTTCAACAGCCGCAGCCGCTCCAGATGTGGTGTCGGTGACCAGCAGTACACAAAATGTCTATGTGTATAAAACACATTCACCATCATACACTTATACCACTCTAACTGGCAACAACGATTACTCGTTGTCGCCCAATGGCTGGAATGTGACATTTACTAACACAACTGCCGCAGGAGTGGGAGCAACGTCTACTTTCAGCGGCAACAAATACCGATGGGATTGGGGTGATAGTACATACACCGATGTCAACAGCGGCAGTGGCAGTGCAGGCGACAGAAGTGTGGCCATTGCACATAAATTTAGCTTGACTGATCCAGCAGTGCAACAAACATTTACTGTTACCTTAAAGGTCTATAATGGCCATGCATCAAGTCCGTTCAGCTCGACTACGCAGACTGTGACAGTTAACCCAGATCCACAGGCGGTGTTCTCTGGAGCAGCGGTAACAGCGTCTGACAGAACTGGCGACTCTACTCGCACTGGTTATTACTTCACCGACTTAGCTGGAGTCAATCGTGCAATAATGCGATTCACCAACAGTTCATTGAACACCAACAGTTATAAATGGACTTGGGGTGACACCACAGACAGCGGCACACTGGCCGAAGGTGTAGCAGGTACGCCTACAGGTGGCACATTGGATCACACGTACACAGCCACTGGCACATACAACGTGGCACTATTATCAACTGGAACATACAGTGAGAGTGCGTCCGACGATACAAAAACACAAACTGGATATATTTCAATATTGGCCGCACCAGCGGCACCAGCCGGATTGAGCAGTAAAACATTGTCAATGAGCACAGCCAGTGTGGGTACAAGTCCATATTTGGCGGCCCTGGCCACAGATAACTCGGGCACTGCACCCTCAGCGGGCGTGGCCGTGACACGTTACCTCAGCGGCACAGTGGCTACCAACACTGTGGCCGATGTGTACAATGCCTACACTGGCACGTTGTCAGCGGAATTTAACGGCGTGGCCGACGGCAGCAGAGCAATGACCAGTGGCGACGATGCTGGTACGTATACAAACCTAGTCATCTCGCAAGACCGTGATGCACATGCGGCTGATCCGGCCACTTATCCCACTAACTTCTACAAAGTGTTTAGTGCAAATCATACCAAGGCATTGGCCGGAGTTAGTGTTGGGTATAATGATATCAGGTTGACTCACTCTACCACTGGTAATACTAATAAAGTGGCTTTTGTCAAAGATGATGTAACAGTGGTGCCAACAGTTGACTTAGCAGTTGCAACATTGGCCACTGGCACTGCTGGCACACTGAGATATATTTCAGGTGTGCCGTACTTTAACACTGGTAGTCCCACAGTTACGTTGACTGGTGCAAGTTTATATGACTGGATCGGCCAAACATATCAAAATACAACAACACCATTCCAAATTGAGCCCAGCGGAACAAATGCTGAAAGCACAACTGGCAATGTTGTGGCCAGCCAAACAAAAACATATGCAACCTTGGATGGCGCCACAACATTCCTCAGCAGTGGTATACCCAAGGCCAACACTGGCAAGAACAGTGGGTCTCCCTACGCTATAGGAGTGCAAACCATCAACGTTGCACCAGCCAGCACTGCGGCAGTGCAGACAATTAAATTTAGAGCCACCAACGTCAACGGCAACGGCAATTATGCCACACACAGTAAAAATATTCAAGTGTTTACTGCAACCCCCAGCGGATTTGTAGAAGATAATATTGGTTGTAGTTCGTCATTGGGTGCAACATACACAGATGCAGCCAAGCGTATTTTAATCACTGGTGCCAGTGGAGCAAACCCTGCATACAACAGTGCAACAAATTATTATACCAGCAGTTTGTTTAGCGGTGCAGTAACAGTGGCCGGCACAGACGAATCAATTGTTCGTTGGAATCAGTTAAAGCACTTTGCCACTGATCTAAGCGGTTACTTGCCAGTTGGTCCGGACTTGGCCACAGGCCGCAGTGGCACTCAGTACTTCCGTGGTGCATTCCGTAGAACAAACGTTGCAAGTTTTTACGTTACTATTACAGGTAAGATCAGCGGATTTAAGATTGCCGCACCTGGTACTACCATCGACAGCACTAGCTCAACCAATGGTTGGTTAGATGCCACAGTGCAGTATGCAGGCGCAGGTGTGCCGGGTGCAAACACAGGCGCAGGCGGCAACGGCAGCAACGGCTGTGCGTTAACCGGTGCAGACAGAATTTCAACAGGGTCAGTTATTAGCGGCACGACTTATAGATTAACTTTAGGTAGTGAAAATTTATCCAATGCTACAGGAGGACAATTACTGTTTAGCATTGCCCTTGCTTCCGGCGATTACATTACTTCGTTGAGTTTTAGCTAATGGCAGTCAGTGACACACAAAAATTAGACTATACGTGGAAGAAGTTAGGTTACGGCCTTACTAAAACCGACACGACTGCAAATAAAGAAGCGTATAACGAGGCTATTGCTAGTCCGTTATTATTACGTGGCGACAAAGTTTGGCAACAAGCTGGTACTATACCAACAGTCCAGCCTAGTTCTTCAGCAGGTGTTGTAACGGTTTACAAAGATGGTTCAGCCACTCCTACAGTAGAATGTACAGAAGACATTACTGCAACGGCAAGACGTACATGGAAAACCGGCTTAACAGACTGGATTCCAGTTGAATTTGGTTCAACATATCAAATTAAAGTTTATATTGATAGTGCCAGTGCAGCCGCACCCCAGACCACAGGCACCCAGGCTTTTGCCGCAGGCGCATCATTGGTTGCCGCGGATCAATGGTTCTTTGATTATCAGTCTGGTGTACTACATTTTCTAGACACAAACTTACCTAGCGGTTTAACATCTGGTAAGAAGATTTATATTGTCGGCGCCCGCTATACAGGCCTATTTGGTGTCGGCGGTGGCACAGGCGTCGCCAGCGACTTAGCTAATTTCCATTTTGAAGATAACACAGTTTCTACCACTAATACCAACGGGTCAATCATTCTTGACCCGGCTGGCAGCGGAACAATTATCCTTAATTCCAAAGTTGGCGTCAACAGTGCATCTGCCCCAGCATATAGTTTAAGTGTTATAGGCACAGATGCCATTTTGGTGCCTGTGGGTACATCTTCAAATCGACCAGTAACAGTAACAGATGGTCTAATTCGATACAATACTACAACAGCAGATTTCGAAGGATATAGTAATGGGTCCTGGAAATCCATAGGTAGTACGGTCACTGCGTCTTTAGAAAGTTTCACCGGCGACAGTGTCACCACAGCTTTTACTTTAGCTAGCGTAATAGATCAAAATCTTGCAATAGTTACGCTCAGTGGTGTTTTACAAAATCCCGGAGATAGCTATTCCGTCACAGGAAATGTCCTGACTTTCAGCGAAGCACCAGGTACAGATTTAGAAATTAGAGTTAGGGCGTTTGGCAGTATATCGGCATTAACTGCTAGTATTAGTTCAAATACCATAGAGTCTGTTACTTCTAGTGGAAAAATAATTGACGCCTGGCCATATAATTCTAAAAATAGTGCAGATTATTTTATTCAAGCTACCAACACCACTGGCGAACTTCAGAACATTAAGATGCAAGTGTTGACCAATGGCACCACAGTAGTTAAAAATGAGTACGGGCATTTGGAAACATCAACTAATTTAATGGGGTTGAGTGTGGCGTTAAATGCAGGACAAGTAGAGGTCACAGCCTCGGCCACAGCAGGTAATACCTTGACAATAAAATGGTCAAGAACTCTACTGTAGTAATAACAATATATCAATCAAAACTAAATATGAGCAACAGGAAAAGAGATGGTACTCTTTCTCCTGACGGATTTTTACATCAAAAGGAAGCAATAAATGGCCATCACACGAATTAAAACGGATAACATCACTGACTTAGCTGTTACCGGTGGAAAGATCGCAAATTCTACGATCACTGGAGGCAAACTTGCTTCTAACTTAACATATGGATCAGACTTGATTGTTAGCGGTAACTTAACAGTCAATGGTACAACAACTACAGTGGCTTCGACTACTGTAACAGTTGCTGATCCGCTCTTATATCTTGCTTCCACTCAAACAGGCGCAGCAGCCATTGATGCTGGCTTTGTGGTAGAGCGTGGCAGCGACACCAACGTTGCTTTTATCTGGGACGAAAGTGCAGACCAGTTTGTGGCAATTAACACAACTGATACCGCCACAACCAGCGGCAATGTTGCTATTTCAAGCTATGCAAACTTTCAAGTAGCTACATTGACAGGCAGCACAGTTAATGGCGGAAACCTTCGCTTAACTGGCAACACAATTAGTTCAACTGATGGCAACGGCAACATTACATTGTCACCAGACGGCACTGGCGCTGTTCTTATCAACAGCGCCAACGATTTCAAAGTTGGTAAATTAACATCCGGTCGTGTGGTTGTTGCTGGTGCAAGTGGCGCATTATTAGATTCAAGTGCATTGACATTTAACAGCTCGACTGGTGCACTGGCTGCTACATCTGTCAAAGGCGGCGATTTAACTCTTTCTACAACATACATTACCAGTGCCACTAACATTGACCTAAGCGCCAATGCAGGCGCAGGCACCATTGATACACACGGTTCGGTGATTACCGGACTAGGTACTCCCACAGCAAACTCAGACGCAGCCACAAAGAACTATGTTGACAATGCAGTCAGCGCAGGTGGCTCAACTATCGGTCAAGACAATTCTGAAGTTACTGTTACAGACGACGGCAATATTGCTGGTAAAGTTGAAATTATCACCGACGGTGTGCTAAGAGCAACATTTAATGCCAGTGGATATACATCTACCCAAGCATTGGCTTCCGGTAATGTTAAAATTGATACCAACACGATCAGCACAACAAACACCAACGGCGACCTAACACTAGATCCCAACGGTACAGGTAAAGTAGTCGTTGCCGCAGGCAACAGTTTACAAGTTAGTTCATTGACAGCAGGCCGTGTGGTATATGCTGGCACTGACGGCGTGTTAACAGACGAATCTGATTTAACATATAATGCCTCAACCAATACATTGTCAGCAGGTACATTTGCTGCCGCAACTGGTGTTACTATTGCTGGTCTAACAACTGGCCATGTTCTTATTGCTGGTGCTAGTGGTGCAATTTCATCAGACGCTGATTTAACCTATACCACAGCTACTGATACATTGAGTGTAAAAAATCTAACAGTTGCTACTAGCGTAACTTCGTCGTCGTTGACATCTGGACGAGTTGTACTAGCTGGCACGGCTGGCGTATTACAAGACAGCGCAGGCATTACCTACAGTGGCACTACAGTGACCACAGGTGCATTGACACTGAGCAGTGGCGCAGGCTACGGCACAGGTGCATTGACAGCAGTCAGTGCAACAGTCAGCGGTTTAACATCTACCAGAGTATTATTTGCTGGTGTAGGCGGCGCAGTCAGTGACGCTTCAAACTTTACATATGCCACTAACTTACTAACTGTGCCTGGCGCAACACTAAGTGGCACATTAACTGCCAACAACGTAGACGTTGGCACATTGACAGCAGGTCGTGTTACATACGCCGCCGCAAGTGGTAGACTGACAGACGAAGCAGGCTTTGAATACGATGCCGCAACAAACACACTGTCAGTTGGTGCGTTGACACTGGGATCAGGGCTAACAGTAACTACACTGGGTGTAACTACACTGGCTACTTTGGCCAGTGCAAAAGTATCAGACTTGACTGCTGGTAGAATTACATTTGCTGGCACAGCAGGTGCGCTAGTCGATGATGCAGACTTAACATACAACAGCACTACCAACGTGTTATCAGCAGTTAGCTTCAGTGGTACTAACGTGACCACTACCAATGCAACACACAGTTCATTGACAGCAGGTCGTGTTACATTTGCTGGCACAGCTGGTTTACTATCTGATGCAAGTACACTAACATTCAACAGCGGCACAGGCGCATTGACTGCCACATCTTTCGTTGGTAACTTAACTGGCCAAGTTAGCACATTGAGCAACCATACCACTGATAACTTGTCTGAAGGTGCTACCAACAAGTACTTCAGCAACACCTTGGCTAGAGGCGCAGTCAGTGCCACTGGTTCATTATCATACAACAGCACCACTGGTGTGTTTAGTTACTCCACTCCAAACACTGATGGTATTACACAAGGTGCTACCAACAAGTACTACAGCGATAGCTTGGTAGACTCACACCTAAGTGGCGGCACTGGTGTAAGTTACGCTTCGGGCGTAATCAGCATTGGGCAAGCAGTTGGTACTTCCAGCAACGTGACATTCGGTACTGTGACAGCTGACCTTAAGGGTGATGTTTATTCCAGCAACGGCCTAGTTAAAATTCTTGACAATGGCACAGATGGCACAGACGCTCAGGCCAACGTATTAGTAACTAAGTCGGCGCAAACAAGCATTACCAGCCTTGGTACCTTAACTGGACTGACAATGTCCGGCGCAATTGCCATGGGCACCAGCAAGATCACTGGCATGGGCGACCCAACACTGGCACAAGATGCTACCACTAAGAAATATGTTGATGACGCAGTTGCCGCAGGTGGTGCCACACTTACAATTGGTGATGGTACAGCCACTGACTCCATTATTGTTGGTACTAACACACTGGTATTTGAAGGCACTGCCAACAACATCACAACCGCAGTTACAGACAATAAAGTTAAATTTAGCTTCCCAACTGACATTACTATTGCTGGTGTATTGACACAAACTGGTAACTTAAACGTTGCCACTAACAAGTTCAACGTTGTTGCCGCAAGTGGTAATACATCTATTGCTGGTACACTGGGTGTGGCCAGCGACCTTGCAGTTGCTACTAACAAGTTTACTGTAGCAGCCAGTTCTGGTAACACACTAGTTGCTGGTACATTAGATGCCACAGGTAACTTTGCAGTTGCCACCAACAAGTTTACTGTAGCAGCCAGTTCAGGCGACACCGCAGTTGCTGGTAGCTTGTCTGTTACAGGCAACTTAACAGTCAACGGAACAACTACTACAGTTAACAGCACAACGATGACTGTTGATGATCCTGTCATTACAATTGGTGGTGACACAGCTCCTGCCAGCGATGACAACAAAGACCGCGGTGTTGAATTTAGATATCACAATGGCAGTGCAGCCAAAGTTGGTTATTTTGGTTACAACGACTTAACTGGTAGGTTCACATTTATTCCTGATGCAACAAATACCAGCGAAGTATTCACTGGTACAAAAGGTAATATTGATATTAACGATGTTTACATCAATGGCACAGCATCCACAGGTACTGGTGGCGTAGTCAGAGCAACAAGCCCAACATTGGTAACTCCAGCATTGGGTACACCTAGCAGTGCTACATTAACCAATGCAACTGGCTTGCCAGTGGCCACTGGTATCAGCGGCCTAGGCACAGGTGTTGCTACATTCTTGGCTACTCCAAGCAGTGCTAACTTAGCCACTGCGGTGACAGACGAGACAGGTTCGGGCGCACTGGTATTTGCCATTAGCCCAAGTTTGGTTACACCAACAATTGGTTCAGCTGGTGCTAACTTCAGCGGTTCAACCAGCGGTACAGTTACATTGGTTGCCAATGCTGTGGCAGGTACTACTACAATTACACTACCAGCTTCAACTGGTACATTGATTACCACAGGCGACACAGGTAGCATTACCAGTGCAATGATTGCCAACAGTACCATCGTCAACGAAGACATTAGTGCTACTGCGGCCATTGCCTACGGTAAACTAGCGTTAACTGGTGCAATTCTCAACGCTGACTTAGCTGGTTCAATTGCTGATACTAAACTATCAACAATCAGTACAGCTGGTAAAGTAAGCAACTCTGCCACAACAGCCACTAGCTCAAACACTGTAAGTACCATTGTTCTACGTGACGCCAGCGGTAACTTTGCGGCAGGTACAATCACTGCCGCATTAACTGGCAACGTAACTGGTAACGTAACTGGCCAAGTCAGTACATTGAGCAATCACACTACTGACAACTTGTCAGAAGGCGCCATCAACAAGTACTTCAGTAACACAGCAACACGAGGTGCAGTCAGTGCCGCAGTCAGTGGAACTGGCTATGGCAACTTAACTTACGACAGTGCAACAGGTGTGTTTACCTATGCTAAGGTCACAGATACTAACATTCGTGGAGCACTGAGTGCTGGCACAGGCGTATCTTACGACAGCGCCACTGGTGCAATTAGTATTGGACAAGCAGTTGGCACAGCCAGCGCAGTAACATTCAGTAGTGTTACTGCTACATTAAATTCTGGTGTAACAGCCGGCCAAGTATTATATTCCACAGGTGCCAACGGACAAGTAACAGGTGAAGCGGCTTTTGCATACAATGCCACAACAGACACACTGTCTGCGGTGAACATTTCAGCAACTGGTATTACTTTATCAGGTATCACAGATACACGAGTACCGTTTGCCACAACAGGTGGACTGCTTACCAGCGATGCTGATTTTGCATATAATTCTACAACAGACACACTGTCTGCCAAGAACCTAGCAACCACAGGCACTGCCACAATTGGTATAGTGGCTGCGACTACACTTAAAGCCAGTACTTTAACCAGCGGTCGTGTAACATTTGCCACAACTGCTGGCGAACTGACAGACTCTAGCTTGTTGACATTCAACAGTGGAACCGGTGTAGCAGGTGCAACTAGCTTTGCTGCCACAGGAGACATATCAGGTGCAACACTAAAAGGCACTGGTTTAACCAGCGGTCGTGTTGCGTTTGTCACTGGCGGCGGCGCAATTACTGATGCTTCAAGTCTAACATTTAACAGTGGAAGTAGTACTCTAACTACCACTAACCTAAGCGTTGGTACAGAAGCTGTGTTGGCCACTGCAAAAGTCACAGCATTAACTAATGGTCGTGTGGTGATTGCAGGAGCCGCAGGCGTCCTAGCTGATACTACAGCACTGTTGTTTGATGCAGGCACAGGCGCATTAACAATCACTGGTTCGGCGCAAGTTGATAATATCAACTTAAACGGCAACACAGTTAGTGTAACTGACACCAACGGAATATTGTACCTTGCACCTAACGGTACTGGCACAGTTGATGTCAGCAGTAAGAAAATCACTAACTTGGCTGCTCCGGCAGCAGATACCGATGCCTCTACTAAGAAATATGTTGACGACAAATTTGGCACAGCGATATCATCAATCAGTGCCAACAACACCAGTGTAGCTATTACAGACAACAACGTTGCGGCAGGTGATGTCAGTGTTACAGTTGACGGTGTACTAGCTACAAAGACTACTACTTCAGCATTTACTTCTTACAATACAATTGTTGTTGACAACTTGACATTAGATGGTAACACAATCAGTACCACAGACGTCAACGGTGACTTGACATTAGATCCTAACGGCAGCGGCTCTGTGGTTATTGCAGCTGGTTCTAACTTTAAGATCAGTGACTTATCAACTGCCAACAGAGTATTATACACAGGTGCATCTGGACTAGTAACTTCTAAGACAGGATTTACTTTTGCTCCAAGCACTGATACATTATCAGCACCAAATTTTGTAGCAAGTACATCATTGACAATCAGTGCAATTACTGCCAACAGAGTATTATACACTGCCGCAGACGGCTTGGTTACTTCTTCATCCAACTTAACATGGGATGGCAGTACAGAGACAATCACTGGTACATTGAATGTAACTGGCCAAGGTAACATTGACAACATTAGAATTGATGGCAACACCATTAGTTCTACTGACACAGACGGCGCAATCAACGTTGCACCCAACGGTGTTGGCGCAATTGTTCTCAACAGTGCTGGCGGCAGCAACAATGTACAAATCAAGACATCCGGCAATGCCAACACATTGTTTGTCAAAGCAAGTTCGGATAACATTGGTATTAAGACAGCAACTCCCAATGCTGGAGCCGCAGTTCACATTAATTCCACTGACTCGATGATTGTTCCAGTTGGTAATACAGCACAACGTCCAGCTGCACCAGCAACTGGTATGTATCGTTTCAATACTACCACAAGTAAGTTAGAAATTTATGACGGTACATCATGGGTATCACTTGGTGCAAACCAAACTACCACAGTATCTAGTGAAACATTCAGCGGTGACAGCACCACTGTTAACTTTACACTGGCACAGACTATGACTACTGCGGCTGCAATGGTTAGTATTAACGGTGTTGTACAGATTCCAAGTACAGCATACAGCATCAGCGGTACAACGTTGACATTTACTGAAGCACCACTAAGTGGCGATACAGTTGAAGTTCGTCAGATTGTAACAACTACACAGAATACCACAGTTATTGGTAATGCTGGCGGTTCATCGTTGCTAGCATATGATGCATCAGGCGATACATTTACTACTACTGTGCTAAACAACACCATTATGTTAGTGGGTGCAGATGGTATTGACTTACGTAGTGGCGCTGCAATTATCTGTGGTGATACTGCAACCAGCGTAGGTACTAGTGCAACAGTGGTAGACAGCTTTGCTAAAGCAACATACCGTGTAGCAAAATATGTTTGCCAAGTTACTAACAGTGGCCTAGGTGAATACTCTGCTTGCGATTTGTTAGTTGTACACAACGGCACAACAGCAACAGTGACAGAATTTGCTGAAGTAAAAACTGGTGCTAGTTCACTAGGTAGCTTCTCAGCAACAATTAATGGTAGTAACGTTGAAATTAAATTCACCGGCGCTAACACAGGAAACACAGTTAAGGTAATGCCTACATACATCAAGGTATAATTTAACTATTGGGAGGGGGTAGTGCCCCTCCCGTAACGCCAACGTGGAGAATGAAACATGGCAAATTCGAATTTTTTTGTAAAAAATGGTCTAACAGTAGGCACATTTGAAGTTAACGCAAGTAACGGTAACGTAACTGCCGGTACGGTTAACAAGGTAACTGTTACTGCACCAGCAACTGGCTCAACATTGACCATTGCTGATGGCAAGACATTGACAGCAAGTAATACATTGACCTTTACTGGTACTGATGCCAGTAGTGTGGCATTTGGCGCAGGTGGTACTGTTGCCTATGCAGGCGGCGCATTAGGTACACCTACAAGTATAACACTAACCAATGCAACTGGTCTTCCGATCAGTACAGGTGTTAGTGGATTAGGAACTGGCATTGCCACTTTCTTGGCTACTCCAAGCAGTGCAAACTTAGCGGCTGCAATCACTGATGAATCAGGTGCCAGCGGTACTGTAGTATTTTCAGGTAGTAAGCTAAACGTATTTGCCGCAACTAGTTCCAGCGAACTAGCTGGTATTATCAGTGATGACACTGGTACAGGCGCATTGGTATTTGGTACAAGCCCAGCAATTACCACTTCATTGACCACAGGCAGCACAAGTTTTGCACTATTGAACACAACTGCTACCACAGTCAATGCATTTGGTGCAGCCACAACATTGAACATGGGTGCAGGCACTGGTACTACAACAATCGCCAACGATTTAGTAGTCAGCGGTAACTTAACAATTAACGGTACAACAACAACCATTAATGCTACAACTGTTTCCACAGACGACATTAATATTACTTTAGGTGACGGTGCTAGCCCAACAGACGTAACTGCCGCAGGCGGTGGTATTACACTTAAAGGCGCCACTGATAAATCTATTACATGGAGTGCAGCCAATGGTTGGACTTCTTCAGAAATATTTAATATTGCCTCCGGTAAGACATTTAAGATCAACGGTACTGATGTTTTAAGCGGTACAACTTTAGGTTCGGGTGTTACTAGTTCTAGTTTAACAACAGTTGGAACCATTGGTTCAGGTACATGGAATGGCTCAGTAGTTGGTGCAACATACGGCGGCACTGGTGTAAACAACGGCGCCAATACATTAACGCTGGCAGGTAATGTAACACATGCTGGCTCATTTACTCAAACATTTACTGCCACTGGTAATACTTCATTGACATTGCCAACCACTGGTACACTTGCTACAACCAGCAATAAACTCAGTGCATTTGCTGCAACAACATCGGCTGAACTTATTAGTGTAATCAGTGATGAAACTGGCAGTGGCGCACTAGTATTTGCTACAAGTCCAACATTGGTTACTCCAACATTGGGCGTGGCCAGTGCTACATCTGTCAACAAGGTTGCCATTACTGCACCAGCAACAGGTTCAACATTGACCATTGCTGACGGCAAAACACTGACAGCCAGCAATACTTTGACATTCACTGGTACTGATGCCAGCAGTGTGGCTTTCGGCGCAGGTGGTACAGTATTATACTCAGGTGGCTCATTAGGTACACCATCGGGTGGTGTTGCAACCAACTTAACTGGCACTGCTTCAGGTCTGACTGCCGGTAACGTAACAACCAATGCCAACTTAACTGGCCATATCACTTCAGTAGGTAATGCCGCAGTACTTGGATCATTTACTTCTGCTCAACTCTTGGCAGCTTTAACTGATGAAACAGGCACTGGTTCCGCTGTATTTGCCACAAGCCCAACACTAGTTACACCAACATTGGGTGCGGCCAGTGCTACTTCTGTCAACAAAGTTACAATCACTGCACCTGTGACTGGTTCTACTCTAACTATTGCTGATGGTAAAACACTGACAGCCAGCAATACGCTGACTTTCACTGGTACCGATACAAGTTCGGTGGCATTTGGCACAGGTGGTACAGTTGCATACACAGCCAACAAGTTAAGTGTATTTGCCGCAACATCAAGTGCTGAACTAGCTGGCGTAATCAGCGACGAAACTGGTAGTGGCGCATTAGTATTTGGTACAAGCCCAACTTTTACAACACAGATTACAACTCCTGTGATTGTCAAGAGCGGAACAACTGGCGTAGGCGATATTGGTCAAAGTGCCAACACATACGCCACAGTTTATGCCACAACATTCAGTGGTGTGTCAACAACTGCAAAATACGCTGACTTGGCAGAAAAATATTCAGCAGATGCAGACTACGAGCCGGGCACAGTACTACACTTTGGCGGTGACGCCGAAGTTACATTATGTGACGCTGACATGAGCTCTAGAGTAGCAGGTGTGGTAACAACTGCCCCAGCTCACTTGATGAACAGTGCATTAGAAGGCGTAACAGCATCAATTGCTCTACAAGGTCGTGTTCCATGTCGAGTTGTTGGCCCAGTGTCCAAAGGCGACATGATGGTCAGTGCTGGCAACGGCGCAGCTCGTGCAGAAGCTAATCCAAAGATGGGCTCAGTAATTGGCAAATCACTGGAGAATTTCACTGGTGAGACTGGCATTATTGAAGTAGCAGTCGGTAGACTGTAAAATTAAAAGAACCCCACTATTTCATATAGTGGGGTTTTCTTTTGATTGAACAAATCCGTTAAATACAACATAACGGATTGTGAGAAAATGGCCTTAACTAAACCTCGTGCCCACCAACTAGCTGACATTGTAGTCAAGACTTCGTGCAGGGCCGTGACCGTCGCAAACGTCAATCTCAACGCCGCCCCCAATACAGCAGACGGCGTTTCATTACTAGTAAACAATCGAGTATTGGTCGCTGGACAAACTACACAGAGTCAAAATGGTGTATATCGCATCTCCACCTTGGGCACAGGCGCCAACGGGGTATGGATCAGGGCTACCGATGCAGACGACTCTGTTGAAATTGTCACTGGACTAATACTATATGTCAGTGAAGGAACTCTGTATAAAGACACACAGTGGAAATTGACCACTGATGATCCAATCGTATTGGGTACATCAGCATTGGTGTTCGAGCGTGTGACTTCTGGCACAATAACCAGTGTCAGTGGAGGCAATGGCATCAGCGTCACAGGCGTAGGAGATGTAACTGTTGCAATAAACTCTGTGGTGGCCACAGTCACAGGCACAGAAACTTTAACCAACAAAACTCTAACTAGCCCAGTAATTGGCAGTATTGTCAACACTGGGGTATTGACTTTGCCCACCAGCACTGATACATTGGTAGGTCGTGCCACCACTGATACCCTAACCAACAAGACTTTGACAAGTCCCGTAATCAGCGTCATTGTTAATTCGGGTACGCTGACCCTGCCAACAACTACAGATACACTAGTCGGTCGTGCTACAACTGATACCCTGACCAACAAAACATTAACTAGTCCGACGATCAGTACAATTACAAACTCCGGTACGCTGACCTTGCCCACCAGCAGTGATACATTGATAGGCCGTGCCACCACTGATACTTTAACCAACAAAACATTAACCAGCCCTGTTTTGTTGACATCGGCAACCACGTCCAGTGCATCATTTGATTTACTCAACACCACTGCCACCACAGTCAATGCATTTGGTGCAGCCACAGCATTAACTTTAAGCGCAGGCACTGGCACAACAACGATTAATAATAATTTAACAGTATCTGGTAATTTAACAGTCAGCGGAACTACCACAACAATCAACAGTACTACATATGTGGTAAGGGACCCTGTGGTAGTACTGGGCGGCACAGCAGCCTCGGATGATAACAAAGACCGTGGCATACAGTTTAACTGGCATGACGGAGTAGCAACCAAGACTGGCTTTTTTGGATTTGATGACAGTACTGGCTACTTGACTTTTATTCCTGATGCAACAAACACCAGCGAAGTATTCAGCGGAACATTGGGTACTATAGATGCCAACGGCTATCAAATAAACTCAATCGGTAATTTAAGTGCTGGATCAGCGCAGGGCACAGGCACAGTCACCGTGGACAGTTGGGCAATTGGCACATATCGTAGCGCCAAATACGAATATCAGATCACTCAGGGCTCTAGCTATCAAGTGGGAGAACTTAGGTTATATCACGATGGTACCACTGCGACGATAAATGAATATGCAACCATGGGAAGTTTAGGAACGTTTTCTGTTACTATCACTGCCGGCAATGCAGTTTTAAGTTGTGTAGTGTCGAATTCTTCGACGATAAAATTTATTAAAAGATTGATAGTAATATAATGTTAGGAAAAACTTACAAAGACTATGCAGGTGAAAGCATAGCAACCAGCATCATTTTTAGAAATGGCACAAGAGAACAAGAATCTGTTTTTTACAAAATGGATTACGAGCCCAACTCTTGCCCCAACGCCATAGTCTGCGGCAATGGCAGGACCAGAGAAAAGTTCTTTAAGATGCTGGAACTGGTGGATGCCGCCGGTGGTTATCTAAGAAAAAATAAACCTGAGGTCTACGCCTGTAATGCGGCCTACACTGAAACTACCAAGCCACACAATGTAGTAATTGGAAATCCATTGATGGCAGACGAGTTCTATAAAACCAGCTCAAATTATCCAAATGCTGTATATTTGCCCTGGGCGCAGTGGGTAAAATATAAAGACAGCACCCCCGCCCCTAGACTAATACCAAATCACTACACAGGCGGCAGCACCGGTAAGTCTGCATTGTACTTGGCCGCTTGGCATGGACACACTACCATTTATATGTTGGGGTTCGATTTACAGCCAGAAGAAGGTCGCAATAATAATATCTATGCAGGAAAACATCCACTATATAGTGGTATAGATGATCACGTCAGTGATGCAGTATGGATTGCAGATTGTTTGCAAGTATTCCGTGCTTATCCTGATGTAAAATTTGTTAGAATTGTCCCCACCGTTTGGGATGAGGATGAGAAAAAATCAATAGTTATAAATTTCAATTGCCCAGACGAATGGGCAGATTGTGATAACTTTAGGCAACTAGACGTAGAAACATTTAAACAGGAGATAGATTTTGGACCAGTCAAAGATCACACGAGGAAACAGTTACGATACCGATCAGCTGGCCCGAGAGTTTCTTGATTTATTAGATGAATCAATGTGGGAAGACCAGCTCTTGGATGTGCTGGATGTGGGCTGTGGGGATGGTATACAAGCCGAGTGGTGGGCATCACGTAGGCCACCGGACGATGAAGATCGTTATGATATAAAACCTTCGGTGGAATGTCACGGCGTTGATTTGTTTCCTCCGTCTTCGGACCTGGTCAACAAGTTTTATTACAAGCAAGAAGACTACCACAATTTATCTTTTAAAGATTCACAATTTGACATTGTATGGAGTCATTTTAGTCTAGAATACAGTGCTACTCCATTCAAAGCCTTGGCAGAATGGCGCAGAGTATCCAAGCCCGACGGGCACTTATACCTAACTGTTCCAGGAAGTTTTAAGAAAAAGTTTGGCAGAATACACACCGGGATCAAACCAGGACAGCAGAGTTGGTTTACTGTGCCCATACTGATGTACATGCTGGCCTACACCGGATGGTTGCCCAAGCATAGTTTCTTTGAGCAAGACTTTAAAACCGGGGTCATACGTGGATTAATTGCGGCCAATCCCGAACAATCCACGGCCGTAGACCCAGTCACTACAAATTTATATGAAATGGCTGAAAAAGGTCTGTTCGACCAGTGGTGTAATGCAATGATCAATGACACTGGCACATTTGACGAGTCCAGACTAGTGACAACTTGGGTCACAGGAAAACAACTGGATTACCGATCACTTTAATATGTAGATTCAAATAAATATTGTTTGGAGCTAAAATAAATGAGTTATACACTAAACAAAACCGACGGATCTGTACTGCTGACGTTAGCAGATACCACAGCCAATACAACATATGGTGTGTCATTTTTTGGCGCCAATTATGAAGCATGGGGAGAAAGATTCAATGAAAACTTCATTGCTCTCCTAGAGAATTTTGCAAACAACACTGCACCCAGTACCACTTCAGTCAAAGGACAGATATGGTATGACACCAGCATCGACGGATTAAAAGCCTACGACGGCTCCGCATACATTCAATTGGCCGGTTTTGTAAAAAGTTCAACCAGTCCCACAGGTCAGCTGGGCAGACTTTGGCTAGACAGCGACGACGACAGAATGTACATCTACAACGGCAGCGCATTTAAATCCATTACCCCAGGAACAATTGCATTGACCGGTGATGTCACCGGCAGTGGCACAATGAATGCCACCACTGGAAATTATAGCATTGCAGTGACATCGGTTGCGGCAGCCACCAATAGTTTTACTACAGTAGCAGTGTCCGGTCAAAGCAACGTCGTTGCAGATTCAGGTAGTGATACTCTTACCTTGGTGGCTGGCACAGGTACTACACTTACCACCGATGCCACCACAGATACTATTACATTTGCAGTAGACACATCGGCGGTGGTGACAAATTCAAATACGTTGACTATCTCGGGCACTAAAACATTTTCTGGTACATTAAAGGCCACCGGTAGTATTGAATTAGGCGGTGCAACCAAGGCAATCTATGCAGATTTATCGCCCAGCGCCAATGCTGGTATTAGATACAGTAGCCCGCAGTGGGAATTATCACACGATGGCAGCACATGGGCAAGGATTGCCACGGGCTCGGTGCCTCCAGTCAATGCACAATATATTACACTGGCCAACGACAGTACATTATCAAATGAGCGAGTATTAACTGCTGGCACCGGAATTAGTTTAACCGACGCAGGGGCAGGGTCCACAGTTACATTGGCCAACACAGGTGTCACAGCTTTGACAACCAGTAGTGGATTAAGTACAAACACCAGTGCAACAGGTTCAGTTTCTATTACCAACACCGGCGTCACTAGCTTTAACGGCAGTGCTGGTGCAATTACAAACTATGCGTTTGGTAATATTATAGTGTCAGGCCAATCAGATATTGTGGCAGATTCGGGCAGTGATACTCTTACATTAGTTGCTGGCAGCAATATTACATTGACCACCAACGCCACCACTGATACAGTTACCATTGCCGCAGGCAGCGCAATAACATATGGCATTAGCTCAGAAATAAATGGGGCAGGTGCCGCATTGCGTTTAACGGGAAGTAACTCCACCACAGACAATGTGGTGTTTGCCAGCGGTTCTGGTATTACCATTACTAGAACTGATGCCGATACAATTACCATTGCCACCAGCGGTAGTAGTGGTATCACTTCTGCCTACACCGCAATAAGCGATGGTTCAAACAATGCCGCAGCCGTCGGCACTGATACAATTAAATTTAGAGGCGGCACAGGTGTTACTGCAACAGTTGGCAGTAACGATGCTACCTGGGGCGACAATGTACAAATTAGCGTACAAGACGGCAGTACAACTCAAAAAGGTTTAATTCAATTATCCGATGAAGGTTCAAGCACCAGTACATCGTTGGCCGCCACGGCAAACTTGGCCAATACAAAGCTATCCAAGAGTGGCGGCACAGTAACCGGCGCAGTGACAATCAGCGACGCCACAGCCAGCACTACCGCCACCACTGGTGCATTAATTGTCACCGGCGGAGTAGGCGTGGGCGGCAATGCCTATGTGGGCGGCAACCTAGTGTTAACTGGTAACCTTACAGTCAACGGCACAACCACTACAATAAATGCAACCACTACCACAGTAGACGATCCGGTGTTTACCATCGGTGGGGACACTGCTCCTGTCAGTGATGACAACAAGGATCGTGGCATAGAATTTAGATATCACAACGGTACAGCAGCCAAAGTTGGATTCTTTGGTTATGATGACAGCACTGGTAGATTCTCTTTTATACCTGATGCAACAAACACCAGCGAAGTATTCAGTGGCACAGTCGGCGATGCAGAGTTTGGCACAGTTTATGCCAAGGCAACATCTGCACAATACGCTGACTTGGCAGAACGCTACGAAGCAGATGCATTCTATGAGCCGGGCACGGTATTAGTAGTCGGCGGAGAAAAAGAAGTTACAATATGTAGTTCAGTTGGTGACATTAAACTGGCCGGTGTGGTGTCTACCAAGCCTGCTTATCTTATGAACAATGGCGCAGGCAGCGACGTTACGCACCCAGCTATTGCATTAAAAGGTAGAGTACCAGTAAAAGTGTTTGGTGCTGTACACAAAGGTGATCTGTTGACTACCAGTGCCTATGCAGGTCATGCAGAACTAGCATCTGCAGAAACTTCACCAATGGCCATCATTGGTGTAGCACTGGGCACTAATGTAAGTGGTGCCGGTGTAATCGAAATAATGATCAAGTAAGACTATCAAGTATCTTAGATAAGCGATCAACTGTATCTTCTTCTTTGAGACTAGAATAAACCCCAGGGTGCATGGGCCTTGGAAATTTCTCTATCGGTACCCAACAATATCCGCAATGTTCTTCATTTAGTGTGGGAATGAATTCTTGCTCTACGATGTAGACATAGGTGTAAAATGCAAAATTACCGTCTTCGCTGACATAATGGTCCAGCGGTATGGGATTCAGTTTAAATTTTATACCAATTTCTTCCAGTGCTTCACGTTCTAAAGTTTGTATAGGAGTCTCGTCGAGTTCCTTCTTACCACCTACAATGCCCCAGTGATATCCCCAACGCTGGTTGCCTTGCCGCAGTAGAAACAGAAATCGTCGAGTAGATTTTGAATAAACAAATGCACCATGGCTGATTATGTTACTATTCGCCATTGGCCATCCTCGTACAGCCCTTCCCAGCTTCGCACCCAGTCTACGCCGTTCCATTTAAATTGTTGTCCGGTGCTGGCATTGGTTACATAGTTTAGTGCCTCAGTACCGGCCGCTCTAAAACTTACTACCCATCGTGTGCCGTTGTACTGAATGATGTCATATTTGTAGGCCACTAGGTCTTGACTGCCTGAGCCCTTCCACGCATCCGCACCATCGGTGTTCATCAAGTCGCCGATATCTTCTAACAGCATGTATCGTTGTCCGGTGGCCCTTACTGGTAGTCCGTGTCCGGGACCCTTTTTCAAAGGGTTTACAAAATTATTGACAGCCGCCAAGGTGTTGCTAGGTATGGTATCTGCATCAACAGTATATATTAATAAACTAGTGTCAGTGGCATCTCTTGCAACAGTTAATACCACTTCATCGGTAGTTAATCCTTGTTTTAAAAATATTCTCGATAGTCCGTCGTGAATGGAGCCAAAGCCGGCATTTAACGACCCCCAACTAATTGGATCACCGGGCCGAGCAACAACTGTGCCTTCTATGCCTTGATCATAAGCACCTAGTTCCTGAGACAGTAATTGTATCTTACCACCTATTACTAGAATATCATAATTTTGAGATAGTGTACCACTGCGTTTTTTGTAAACTATTTTCTCTGTCAACTCATTGCTAAGTTTGTTATCTTCTGTTCTTGACGGAGTATTTTCCACTACCAACGGAGACATCAACGAAGTTTCGCTGGCAATGTCAGCAAGAGTAGAGCCGCCATTAGAATCTGTTAAGTTAAAGTCTGCGTCAGTAAATCCTGCTTCGATTAAATCAGTCCTTAGTGAGCCACTGGCATCAAATAATTGTGTAATCACATTGGTAATAACACCCAGTTTTTTAACCTTAGCTGGAGTGCTTAACCATATGGGCATTTCGAATGTCAACGTGGCAACGTCTATAGTATCCTCTGGGCCTACTGGCACACTTCTACTGCTCCACATAACTTCTTCTAAGTTGATGTAACTCAATGAGCCCCAGTCTAGGTAATTGTCAGTGCTTTGTATCTCAAAGCTGGGATTAAACAGTACTAGAATTTGTTCTAGTAACTGCATCTTTTGGTCAGCGTTGGAACAATAGATGTCAGCTTTAACAGTGAGGTCGTAGGGCGCAGGCATCAAACGTTCAACTGTAAAACGGTCTCCAGGTTGATCGGTGTAATTGCCGTCAACATCTTTTTTACGCATTTGCACACTGACATTTTTAACAAAGTTAGGCTCTTGCATGCGTTCACGACTATACTTTAATGCAGTGATATAGCAAGCAATCTGCGGCACAGTGATTAATGTGTTACTGCTATTGTTGCGAAGAATGGCAGCCGCTTGTCTGCTGGGGTCTCCGTAGGTAGCTGGCACAACACGAAATACTTCAGCGCCTGCGTCGTCTCGGCCAAACTTAACTGGGAAGCCGCTCATGACACGAATAAACTGAGCAAGGAATCTGCGAATTTGACCGCTGTAAAAATATTGACTCATAGTTTAATCTGCCTGTGGTTTCAAAAGATCATTTAAGTTCTGTCGTTGTGTAACAGTTTCGCCACCGTCTGCAACGTGTGTGTTTGTGTTATTAACAAACGAACCTTTTAATGTTTGTCTTTCTGCATTATTAGTTAGCGTCACTCGTTGTTCGGTTTCATAATGTGACCACACAGAGCCAGTCCATCTAAACAATCTTGCTGGTAAAAAGTCTGTGCGTTTAAAGAAATTTCCCTTTGTTGGATTTGCCGGAAAACTAGTACCGAATCCCATGGGCGCCCCGTTGGGAGCAATGGCATCGCTGACCAAGTACCCTGCGGTATATCCTTGACCACGAGGTGTGCCATAAAGGGTAGTTTCCAATGCAGTGCCAGTGCCTGACCCAGCGCCAGTTGCTTCAAATGTAATGTCGCCGATTATGCCCTTTATAATGGTGCCAGCCGCTACTAACTGACTGGTGCTCACAGTGTAAGTTCCAATGCCACCAGTGCCAGTGCCCAGTGCAGTGACATATGTTCCTGCAACAATTTGATCTCCGGTTGTTAGTCCCGGGGTCAAGTATGTACCAACTCCGATGACTCCAGATGCCACAGAACTAACAGTTAACCTTGTGCCAGCAACTCCACTGCCATTATCTATTTTTCCAATCACGGATGCAGTGGCCTCTGCGCCTATTGATACGAAATTGGTAGTACCCAACGACACAATTTTATAAGTGTGACCTTTGACAAACGAACCAGCAACTGTTGGAGTACCGTCATTGTTGTCAATGACATTTGGTTGACCGGTGGAGGTAGTTGGATTAATCCAGAACATGCTGGTGTCATAGCCGCTTTTAGGCACGTCAACTTCGGCCTGTGCAACAACTGCATCGTTGACTTCTTTAACTTTATTGTAATTGCTGAGATGGTTAAACAAATCATCCGGATTAGACCCATTGCCAAGTATGCCTTTAAATTCTTGACTATCGACCAGCGGACCAACTTTGACTCTCCACACATGCGGAAACCAAGTGGGACTATAACCTTCACTAGATCTACTGGCATCTTGAATTACATAAAATCTTTTCAATGCCTTGGCCACATCATTCAATGCAAATGGATCTTTGAGATTGGGAAATTCAATGACATCACCACTCATCAAAGGGCGTCCAATACGTTCAACCATGTCGTTGATATGGAAGTTGACAAATATAGTGTCGTTGGCTAAAAATAATCCAAATTGGCTTAGATCGAAATCAACATCATTTTGATTGTATATTCCACGAAGCTCATATAAATCTTTGCTGTATTTTCTATCTCGATTTTCCAACAACAATAAATCTTGGATTCTAGATACACTGGCATCACCAGTTGGTTGAGCTGGACCTGTGCTGTCGGCTGGGTCAGTTTCTGCTCCCAAATATTTGTGGACAATGAGTCCGACACCGCCAACATAGAAGAATTCCCGGCTTTGGCGGTCGTGCCAGTAGTAATCTTTGCTATATTCTGGGCGCCAAAGGCTTAGTCGGGGCATAAGTATTCTCCAATATACTTATTTATTGGTTGACATGGTGACCCTAAGAGTATATAATAACGACATAGACAATATTTTTGGAGGTAATTCATATGGCACGAGCCCAAACTGCTCAGAGAAAAGTCCCTACTAACCAAGTGGGTATTAAACTAACGCAGATCAAATTGACTGCATTGGATATAAAATACAATGGCGACGAGCCAACATGGCCTGAGAATTTTGAGTTTGAAGAACCCGGACCCAAGTCAAACCGCACTTACAACATCGAAATCATGCGTGGATTGAACTGGCTCAACTATGCCGCAAATTCTGAGCAACGTGGCTTCCTTGAGGACTTCATCAAAGTCAAGCGTCCCGAGACAATCAAAGAAGACATGGCCCTGCTGAAGAAGGTGCCCGACAAGGTCATCAGTCGAACGTATGCACACATGGCTCGAATGAGTGTGCGTGGGTTCCCTTTCGCTGAACAAGACTTTGCTAAAATTTGGCAAGCGGTAGTGGACGCTTTTGAAAAAACTAAAAACGAACATGCGGCCAATGAAGCAACAGAAAAAGCCAAAGAGTTGGCCAAGGCTGTCAAAGCGGCCCAGCCCACTATCCAAGAACGTATTTTGACGCAGGCTCGCAGTTACATAGGTGACATCATTGACCCGGCAATTGATGAAATTGTCAGCACCGGAGCAACAACCATTCGGGCAAACCTTGCAGGGCAGGGTTTTGGTCAACCGCAATACAAACGTATTATTGAACTCATTACCCCGGAGTTCAACGAGTTCAAAGAAGCACTGCTAGTTAAACAAGACAAGTCACTCAAAGATGACAACAGCGAACAACTGCGTGAAGGTTATCAACACATGAGTATTAAAACACTCAAGACATTGATTGCGTTCCTTGATGAAATTTGTAGCACTGCACAAAAACAAATCATCCAAAAGAAAGCCAACACCGTTCGCAAAAAGAAGCCCACCGATGTCAACAAGGTTGTGGCCAAGTTTAAGAAGCTCATGGAATTCCCAGAGCTCAAACTCAAAGGCGCTAATCCTGCAGATTGCATTGGTGTAACAGATGTGTGGGTGTACAACAGCAAGACCAAGAAGCTGGGTGTGTATCGGGGACAATACACCGGGTGTGTGGGCATTAAGGGCAACAGCTGGGTTGGCTTTAGTGAAGCAACCAGCGTTCAAAAGACGCTAAGAAAGCCACTGACTCAGATGGCAGAATTTCAAACCCTGGGCAAGAACCAATTGAAGAAGTGGTTTGACAGCATCAAGAGTGTGGAGCATCGTATGAACGGACGTGGCAACGAATATACATTGATCATGCGAACTGTCTAAATTAGGTAAATACCATAACGAGGACATTTATGGCAGACCCAAGACAAGAAGTATATGACTATATCCGGTTGCGTCTCGGCGATGGCATGGTAGATGTTGAGCTTGATCCAGCGCACTACAACAGTGCCTTGGAACAAGCAATAGATGTGTACCGCCAACGTGGCGCAAACAGCACAGAAGAAAGTTATGCGTTCTTAGAATTGCAACCTGAAACTGTGGA